ATATAATAAGTATAAATGGATACGAGAGTTTTAAATCTTAATACTCAAATCTCGACATTTGAATCTCGGGTCGAGGGCGCAACCGCCAATTCCGAGCTCGCAAAGCGAGAAACCTACGTGAGCAAGCGTTGGATCAACGCGCTATCCGTAGCACGCGAAGTTGTCATTTCACTCAACTGGTGGTCTTTATTTGAGCATGAACGTATTCCTTATGCTTGTTCCGCTGAATACAGAAAGATAGTAGGAAGAGAGAGTGTTCCACTTGAACTTCCGAAAGTCACGACCTCTTGGTCGAAGACTCCGTCGGCGAAACAGAGACGGTCACCGTGGTTTATGAAACCATCGAGGGCCTTTAAGACTATCGGATTCATGGATGGCTATGGTGTTAGTTCCTCCATACCTAAGTTCGATCCATGGTTCAGAGATACAGCTAAAGAGCTTGTACCTGATTGGGTAGAAGAGGCAGAGGAGAAATTCTGTCGTGACCCTTGCACGCCAGAACGAGTACTAGCTTCGCTCATGGCGTTCAACACGAGTGTTGGACCCCGTGAAAACGATGAGGTTTGGATGAAAGCTGGTCGTTATGTTGAAGACTTGTTTTCAGATCTCGTCGGAACATGTAAACATATCGATTTGTCCGTTGAAGGATTCCAGAAAATCTGCGAACATTTAGATATGGCATCATCTCCCGGTTTACCATTTAGTAGAGAATTCAGAGTTCAGGCTGAATGCTTGGATATGATATATGACGCTGCAAAACGATTGAATCATTTTGCAAAGTTCCTACCTCCTGACCAAGTTCGAGCACCACCGTGCATGGTTGCTGTGCGTCCAGGATTACTTGAGAAATCGGAACTTAGCGAAAAGATTAAAGCTAGAGGGGTGTGGGCCTTTCCAGCTGCAGTCAAAGTGATGGAGAAAGAATTCGGTATCCCTATCTATGATAGATTTGCACAGTTACGACTTCAAACTCCTTACACTACCGGAGGTAACAATTTGCAGGCATTGCCAATGATCATGACCATTTAATCAAGGATGGCAAGTTTGGTTGTGTCACGGATGTATCGCACATGGATGCATCTTGTCACGTTGATGATATCAATTGGGCTTTCGACGTGATGAAAACGTGGATTAACTTTGGATGTTATGAATCAGAAAGAACTAGAGCAAATAACATTTATGAGTTTCTCAGATACTATTTTATCAGAACACCAATTTTATTGCCAAATGGACAGTTGGTTCGTAAGTATACTGGTGTACCCTCAGGATCAGAGTTCACTCAATTAGTTGACACTTTGATATCTACACGTTTAGCAATTTACGCGCTCCTTCGTCAAGGATACAAAATTATGGACATCGAAGGAAGTATCTTCTCTTGTGGAGATGATGTTGCTGTTTCAGTCAAAAGCGATTTCAACATCGAGGAATACGCAACATCGCTAAAGTTACGTGGTTATACAATCAATGTCTCGAAGGTTATGTTTTCACAGAAGTTAAAGGATCTCAAGTTCCTGGGTTACTCTGTGAACGGAGCTCATGTCTACCGCGACGATGTCGAACTCTTCAAGATAGCATTGTTCCCGGAACGAATGGTTGGCAGCATGGCCAAATCATTTGCACGAATCGTCGGCCAATACATTGCATCAGCTATGTGTTCGCAAGCGTTCAAGGCAGTTCTACAGTCTTATGATCGGAAGATGCTAGAGATAGGTCAAAAGATAGACACTACGGCATTTTCGGAATCCCGGACCGGGCGTTTCTTCGAGCACGTCCTTGGAATAGGGTCTATTCCAAAACAGTATGATGACTTTTCCATACTAAGCTTGATCTAAACTTGATTCCGTCGGATACGG